AAAAAAACCGCCCCCCTTTGGCAGAATTGCAACTTCCGCACAAAGTTTGCAGATTCCAGTCTTCGTCACCACCACCAGCAAGTCTTGGGACTATGTGGTCAACCGAATTGCCCTCACCACCACACTGTTGGCACGTATATGAATCTCGTTGCAGTATCCGTGCTCGTATCTTGCGCCACTTGCCTGTGCTGCCGTTGTCCTTGAGTGCGCTTGCCATTAGTAGTACCCATGCTTCAAATGAAATGACCAAGCATTGCACTGGGTCAAGTAACGTTTGTGATTATAACGAATTGTTGCGTCTATCTGTCTGAATGGGTCAAGGTCACGATAGTACTTAGACCTCATTTGCCCTAGGCCGTAATGACTGCCATTGCGTGCGGTGTATGACCACCTTGATTCTTTCGTAATGATCTTGTTGAAGCATTGAAATTCCTTGTAATCAAGAATCCTAGAATGTGCATATAACTTTAAATGGTCTATTGAATAGTTAGCAGCTGCTGATTCTGCAATGCTTGTTATTGAAAGCAATGCCGCAATGACATAGACCTTGCCCATTAGCCGATTACGCCCTTGCGAGCAATCCGCCTCAGCGGCTCGCTTCAAGCGAAACCAGCGTACCGCGACTGTCAAGCAAATGAATAACTTACGCATGGCCTTGGGCGTGTCCCACAAGTTTTGCACGCCTGTGCATAAAGCCTGTGGATAACTTTTAACGTGTAATGACTTCAATTGAATCCCACCCTTCACGTTTAACCTGCAACTTTGCCAACTGCATGCGTTTGTGATGATCGCGAACGACCTTCAATGGTGCTGGGAATTCGCGTTGTTTTTGCACTTCAATACACGTTTCCAATCTTGTATCAAAGACAACCAATTTGGTTTCAATGCCCAATCGTTGCGCCAAATTAAGCCACACTTGTCTGTGTGTTTTGATTGTGTGCGTCCCGTCAGCGATTAGGTCTTTGCCCGATTCCACGGCCACCACGGCTTTATGGCGTTGCATGTGCATAAACATGGCAATGTCTAGTTCACGGTTGATTCGCACCGCTTCAGTATTGAAGACGTGTTCAAAGCCTGTTTTATGCTTCAAAACCCACGTTGATTTGCCAGCCCCAGGAATTCCCATAAGCACCACAATCACTTCCCACCCCAGCCAGTGCCTTTGAAGGAAATGCCAAAAGTTGAGTAGGTGCGGGTCATGTCTTGATTGCAGCAGATTGGGTGGCGTTCGTCGTGGATTGACTTATCCACTTCAACACTGATTTGGCACACCGTGCATTTAAATTCATAGATTGGCATTGGAAGTTCCTATCTGTGCAACCCCCATGACTTCGCACTTGGTGCATTGAATCACTTCCACACCACTGGGAAGATTGTCCGTTACCTTGTGGATTACTTGTTTTGTTACCTTTTTGCATTTTCTGCACTCAAATTGAATTGTGTCCATAGTTGCTTCTCCTAAGATTTTCAATAGGTTGCAAGTTGATTTGTGTGACCCACCAATTCGGTTGTTTAGTGTGTCGGTACTTTGGCCGTTTAGCCATTGCAATGGGAATCCAGCCCGCAATGAAGAAATGCGGTGATTCACCAGTGACAAGGATTGCCACGTCGTCAGTGCGGTCATATTCGTGAATTATCAGCTGCCCTGAAACGTACTTTGTCCAACGCACTTCAAAGTGAGAACCAACGTCAGCCTTGGTTTTGCCCTTTTGCTCAAACGGGTCAAATTCAACGTTGAGATATTTGGCAACAACCCATTCACTGCCGATACTTTGGGCGTCTTGTGCAATTAGATCGTGAAGCGATTTCTCAGTTGAGTATCCGCCTGACCGTGTTTGCCAATAGTCCGTGTTGGCTTTTGCCAAATGGATTGCTGCGTCATGGCATGTAAATTCTTCTTGACGCGTCAAGGTCATTTTCAACGGCAACCCGCACAAAACCAAATAATCTTTTCATTGCCGTAGCCTTTTTGGTAGCCAAATTCGTCAAATTTAACAATGCTTGCACACTTGTCGCATTGCTCAACTTTGTATTCGGCAACCACTTCACCTTCGCACATGAGTTTGCCAGTCATTGTTTTGACTTGTATTACTTCCCAATAATCACTCATAGAAATGCCACCCCAATCAGTAGCAAAAACAAGACAACCTCAATGCAGACAAGTATTTTGATTAAGCGTGGCTTTGTCATACTTGTGGCTTCCATGTTCCGTCGCTAGTTAGCACTAGCCAAATTGGGTCGCACTGATCAGGTTTGCGCCCTACACATGAATAATTTGCCCAGTCCTTTTTGGTCTTTGCACTGTTTCCGCTGCGGAAAATGCGGTGGCCGTGACGGCATTGTGGTGCTTCAGGCACAAGTTCACCGCCCAGTTGCTTTGCAATTTCTGCAACGCCTGACGCCAAAGTTGGAACACCAGCTGATTCCATGTCTTCTTCGGTCTTGTAACTTGGCACTTCGCCAAATTTAGTTGTCCAGTAGTCATATTCCTTGTCAGTGTTTGCGACCTTTGCTGACGTTTTTTCAACCTGTTCCATGATTTCCTTGGTGCTTCTCTCAGCCCCACCCATGACCAGTTGTTGCACCCTCATAATTGCTGACGTAACTGTGTCTTCAACAAACCAGCGTTTCATGTTTTGTTGATATGCGCCCTGATAGCCGTAGGCGTAGTCAATGCCCGCTGGTTGTTCAATAACGTCCTTGCAAATTGAGCAGTCGTCGTTGTGCGCCTTTCCTTTAAACGCCTTTGCTTCAACAAGGACATATCCTTTTTCAGCACTAAATTCAACAATGCGGGTTTCAATGCGTCCAGTTGGGTAAGTCTTCAGCCAGCGTTCTAGGCGTTCACGGCTTGCCTCATAATTGTCTAAAAATCCCATTTATTTGACCGCCCTTTTCTGTTGTGAGATATGACGGCTGATAGCACGCCCGCGGGTATAGCCTTCACGGCTTCCGTCTTTGTGCCCAAATGAGTAACCAAGTGCAGCGGCTAAGGTGCAAAGAACACCGACAAGGAACAACGCCCGCAAAACCTGCGGGTCTAATAGATCAACGACCATTTTGAATTCTCCCGATTCTTGGTGGTAAGGACTACCACCTGCACCAAGGGTGACGCATAAGGCGCGCCAAATCAAGAACCTTGCGTGTTTGTCGGCGTGTCACCTGACTTGGCCTTGGATTTTAGTCCGTTGCCAGCCAGCACACCGCCCAGTGAACCAGTCAGGAAAATGGCTAGGGTCTTCAATAGGTCAATAAAGGCTGCGTCGTTGGGTGCTTGTGCGCCGATTGGCTGGGTGACGAATATGAGCGCGTACGTTATGCCTACCGTTACGATTAAAAATACGGCTGCAAGTGTTGAACCAATTATTAAAATCAGCTGCGCGTGGACGTCCTCAGGGGCGCGGCGTCGTGTTGGTTTGTGGTGTTGTGAATCCAAGTATGTCGTCAGAACACGTTCCAGTCGGGACGCATTGCGGTTTTTGGCACTCTGGCTTTGCCCAGTTTTCATATTCTTGGCACTCATAACGTGTCCAACCCTGATACCCACAAGCAGTCAGCATTAACGCAAGTGCCCAAGTCAATGCTGCTGCCGTGAGTTTTTGGATTACTTCCCCGATAGTCCGAAACTTTTATCCGCAGGGTTTAACCAGCGCAAGACAACTGGTGCAATTGCTGCGACCCCTGCCATTGCAAGTGTCTTTGGGTCAGTTACGCCCGCCATGTATAAGGCAAGTGCTGCGGCCATGAATGATCGTGCCCATGAAGCGATTAAGGCTTTGGCTTTGTCCATTTTTTTGTTTTCTCCTTTGTCGGTTTGTCTCCCGATTTTGGTGTGTCTACTGTTGGAAATTCGCCCTTGTAAGGGACAAACTTAGGAATCCCGAACCCAACAATTTCTTTGCCAACGTTGCGCACCTTGACCATGACCATGCCACCATTTCGCTGGTCGCCTGTGCCACTGGTGTTGCCTTCAATGGTCACGCATTGTTTGTCGTCAATCAGGCCAACAACAATTCCAACGTGGCTTATACGATCAACGCCGTCATGTGGGAAGTCCATGAAAGCGACATAACCCAACTGCGGCATATTTGACCAACGGTTGATTTCTTTAAACCTATGCGCACCAATTGCAGTGCCCACAACTGAATGAATCTTGACGCCCGCTTGTGCTGCACACCAGTTAACGAAAGAACCGCACCAAGGTAATCCGTCGGCCTTTGTAAATTTGCCGTATTTGGTGAGGTTGTTGCCTTCCTCAATTGTGCCAATTTCAGCCTTTGCAATTTCAATGAACGCAGCTGAAGTGCCTTGCGGATACATCTTAGTCAAGTGTTCCACTATGAAAGCAGTAACTTTGCTTCATCGGCAGTTATGCCTAATTTGGCTAAGAGTGCTGCTTTATCGGCTGCTGCTTTTGCTTCTGCCTCTAATTCTTTTGGGTCGCGCCAGCGATAATCGTATTCTGCCAATTCCTCAGCAGTCATTTCACGCTGAACCTGCTCGCCTGTTGTGCCGTCAATAATTACGATTTCTTTTGTCATTATGCTTTCGCCAATCCATAAACTGACACAACGCCAGTTATATTTGATGAGGATGATTTTAAGAGGATGCCTGTGTATGTCTCCTGAAGTGTTGTATATCCACCAATCCAATAAGCCTGACCAGTGTCAGCATTGATTCCCGTTCCGTGGAAGCGTGGATTCTGTGCGGATTGACCAACACGATTGAAGTAAAGAGTGTAAGCATTTGGATAAGTGGATGAGCCTACATTTGCGCCAAGTGTGAACTCAGAAGTTGTGCCTGTTTGTGGACTTGTCAATGTGACTGAAGAAATGCCCATAGTCGCACACGCGCCTTGATAGTTAGCAGTTTGTGTTGTTGAGCCATATCTCATCTGCAAGTGTAAATCGTCCGTACCTGTTGCGCCATAGATGTTTTCAATTACAACCAAATAAGAAAAATAAGTGGCACTAAAAATGCTATCTATTGCAACGCTTGCAACGCTTGTGAATGAGTTGCGAGTAATAAGTGTCAATCCGCCTGCTGGTGTAGCCCATTTTAAGCCTGTAGAAGCGGTACTATCCGCCACAAGTGTTTGGCCGTTTGTGCCTACGCCAAGGCGAGCGTCTGCGGTGTCAAAAGTAAATAGATCGCCTTTGGTTGTTAGTGGTGTGACGTCTGCCGTTGTTGTCCAAGCAGGTACACCGCCGCCTGAAACGGCAAGAACCTGTCCTGATGTGCCAATTCCAAGTCGCGTGCTTGTGTTTGCGGTTGCTGATGAATAAGCAATGTCGCCCAGTGTAGTTCCAGGTTGTAATGCTTTTAGCCGTGTGTCAACGCCCTGCAATGCCACGTCAAAATCTGCTGGCAAATCCGTTACGAGATCGGTGGACGTGGGAAGAACAAAACCATAGTTCGAGGTTGGGTTCGTCAATTGAGTTTCCTTTCGTTAAGCGACTATTGTCGCATTTTCCCAGTCTAAAATTGGCGACACGCTTGACCAAGTTTCGTTCACTGGAACGTCATTCCAAGCCATTGCCTGCAAAGAATAGGCAAGTGGTGAAAGTAGCAAAGTGACGGAAAGTTGATTGTAGGAAGCCTGAAACGACCAGCCTTCGACGAATCCCTGAAACGCGCCTGCGCTCATGTTTAAAGGCAAGTTGTTGAGTGCCACGGCTTCGCCCATAAAAATGCCAATAAGGTTGTCGCGGTCAGAATTGTCCAATTCAGGATTGGTTAGGTCAAACGTGATTTCGCTGAAGATTGGCTGCGGGTTAGCGCGTAGGGACAAATAAAACGCAGCTTGTGCATTGGCGTCGTTCGCGTCGTGCAACGTGGTTGTGATTATTTGTGCAAGGTTGCCGTATGTTGAAATTGAAATTGGGTCACTGTCCGACACGTCATTTTGACTGTTTGTGCCATATTTGATTGTTATGGCATTTCGTACATCTCCAACGCGGGTTTCAATTCTAAGTCCCGTCCCACGCGCTTGATTGGCGTCAAGGTCAACGTACCCATTGGCCGCAAGGTATGTTGTGCGGTGGGTTGAATCCGCGTAGCCAATTAAACCTAGGGCGTCCTCATAAATATAGCCAAGACCTGAAGTGGCAAGTCCCGATACCAAAGAATAAACGTCAATTGGATCATTGCCTTGGGCTGCCAAATCGTAATTGCCAGGTCTGTCAATTTCTCCAAGCCCGTTGTTTTCAGCGTTTGCCCACGTTGTTGTTGCTGGGTAGGTCGCCCATGTCAAAGCACCTGCAACCTGTTGCCATTGGTTATACAAAACCTGACTTAATACCTCAAAAATTTGATCACCGTCAAAATCACGCGCAAGGTTTTGTGTGCGAATAATTTTTGGCAAACGGGCAAGTGCGCCAAGTGCGGTGATTGAATAGGTTTGAGTAAAGGCGGTTGAACCTACTTCACGCACTTCCAAGGCAATGTCAACCACGTTGCCACCAAAGATTGCCACAAATACGCCTGCGGTGTCTTTGACTGAAACACCAATTGTTGAGTTGATATTGACTGGGATTATGGTTTGCGCCAAATCCAGCAATTGAATGTTGACGTAGCCTGCCTGCGCCTGCTCATAGATATTTGTGCGACCGCTGCGGATTGTTAGGTTTGCCAAGATTGCGTCGGTGTATTCGACGCCGTCAATCTCAACCAGCCAAATGGGATTCCATTGCGTCATTAGATTGCCACAAGCGCGGTTGCACCACCAGTGCCGCGGTAGTAGGAATTATTCAAAGTTTCAACAATTGTGCGGGCAGTACCCTCTTTGTCAATTGCCCCGTTCACTGTAATGCTGATACGCGCTGCGTTCTGTGAATCGGTGAACCCACCGCCCCCAGCAGCTGCCAACCGTGCTGCATTTTGTGAATCAGTAAATCCACCACCAGCAACCGCAGCGGCTACGCCTGCCCCAGCCTTCGCCGCTGCGGCAATACCGCCACCACCACCACCCGTGCTTCCTGCGCTGCTTGGAAGGTTAATAGTTGGCACTGAAGGAATTGAAGGCGTTGACGTCTTTGGCACTGAAATGGTTGGAACGTTCACGCTTGGTGCAGAAATCTTGGAAACGTTAGGCAAGAATGGAATCGAATTGTAAGCACTGATCAAGGCGTTAATTCCTGCAACTGCACCTGAAATCAAACCGTTCAAAATTCTGACCACACCAGCAATGACGTCAATGACGCCGCCTGCAATTTTGCCTGCTACCTGTAAAGCCCCGCCCAAAACTGTGCCGATTACTGGTGCAAGGTAAGTTGCAATATATGCGCCGAACACTTTAAAGGTTTCAAGGTTGTCGCCGATTGCGTCTTTGACGTAACCAAATGCCTTCACAAGTCCGTTAATGATTGGCGTGAACACTGCCGTCAGCAGATTGCCCACTTGCGTAATTTGTCCACCAAGACCACCACCGTCAAGACTAAACGCCTTGGAAAATGCGTTGATTGCTGGCAGTGCATTTTGGTTAATGAAGTTGATAACTTTTTCAAGGATTGGCAACAAGGCAAACCCGATTGTCTCTTTGGCTTCGTCAAATGCCACTTGCATGCGGGCAATGCGTCCAGCGTAGGTGTCTGCGTTGCGTGCTGCTGCCCCACCAAATAAATCCGAAAGGCGACTTTGCACCTGTGTGAAATCCATGGTCTTCAATTCAGCAGCTGAAAGACCGATTCCCAATTTGCCCAGTGCAGCGGTGTTGCCGTCATAAGCCTTGCCCAACGCGTTCGCAACGGTTTCCAGTGGCTTACCCGTGGCAGTTGCAATGTCTAGTGCGTTTGTAAGTAAATCTTGTGCCTTTGTAATGTCACCAGTTGAACGCACCAAGCGTCCCAAGGCTGGGCGCAACTGATCGTCAGCCACACCCGTGGCAAGTGACATTTTAAGAATGGATTGTTCGGTCGCCGCGATTTGGGCATTGGTTGCCCCTGTGGCGTTCTCTAAGGCAAGGGCAAGTTGTGTCTGTGCCTTTTCATCTTCAACGGCTGCTTTGACCCCTTCAATGCCGATTTTGACGGCGTAAGCACCAGCAGCAGCGGCAGCAGCGACAAACGCCGCGCCAATCATTTTGCCAGTCTTGCCAATCTTGTCGCCAAATGTGTCAACATCTTGGGTTGCAGATTTCAGCGATTTGTTGAGATTGTCAACGTCACCAAGAATGGAAAGTTTGAGCGTGCGACTACCAGCCATTAGTCATACTCCTTCACTATCTTAGAAAACGATTCTTCCCAGCGACGAACGATTTCAGGCTGGGCACTGCGTAGGGTTGGGTAAATAAACCAACCGCGCGACCCACGACCTTCACGACCTGACCACACTGGGAATTGCTTCAAACGGTTCGAACCAAATTCAGCACCGCCCCAAAGTTGTTGCGTTGTGCCGCCACCGCTTAATTTTTGACCTGCAAAACCAAAACTCATTTCACCAATCTTTGAAGACTTGGAAACCTTTGAACCTTGTGCCACACGATCGTCCAGCAAATTCCTAGAACGTCCCGCTGCGTCAATTATTTTGCCACGAACCCAATCAGCAAGTTTTGAAGTCTGTTGTTTTGCTTGGGCAATTGCTTCGTCGTCCATGGCTTTAAAGGAACGGACAATGGCACGCAATTCAGCCTTGTCATAAGCGATTGCGTCACTTGCCATTTGCCCGTCCTTCCAAGATTTCCAACACTGTCAGAATGTCTTCAGCTGCTTCGAATTCGCTGGGCGGTAACCCTGTTGCTAGGGCTAACTCCCAAACTACTCTGGCAAGGCTTCCGACTGGGTGGCTTTTGGGTTTGCTTCACCGACAATGACTTCAGAAATTGTTTCAGTCCAAATGTCAATCGGTTTCACTG